AAGTTGTCGCATGAGGGATGTAGCGGATTTAGCAAAGCCTCCGATAAGGTGGAAAAGCCCGAAGCCGTAAGCTCCAAAACCCGGAATATATTGGTAGTGAACGAAGTGCTGGCGCTTGAGTCTGAGGTCATCATCTTCCTTCCAGTTGCGGCGAATTGACAGGATGTCGTTAGAGCCTTTAATCAGCGTGACAACGTATGGCAGCATGATGCCGGTCTCTTCACCAGAGTCGTCTTTGTCTTCGTAACCTTCAAGGTTCAGATCTACATGGCACTCATAAAGCGTGTAGCGGTCATCGTTTAAGTCACTAAAGCCTGTCTCTTTGTCCTTGGCTTTCTGAATGTCTGTCAAGTCTCTGGGCGCGTCAGGCAAATCAACGTCAATATAAAAGCCTGCTTGCTGAAGCTTGATGATCTCGTTCTTGGTCTTGCGCATGACGTGCGTGATGCGGTAGCAAGTATCCAAATCCGTTGTTCCGTACGGCAGATACATGTCTTCCGCAGGAATAAACATAGACACTTGACGTCCCAAATTGGGATCATAGTACACCTTCTTAAACGCTGAGCCTGTGGCTGGCAGTGACCAGAGCATGCGCTCGTGTTCAGCGCGGTACTCCGTCATGACTTCCGTCAACTCGTAGTTCATGTCGTCTTCAACGTTAGACGCAACTTCTTTCATCTCTGGCGTTTCTTTGCCGATGAGTTTGCTACGCACAGGCCCTTGGGCTGGGAACGTCTCAGTAATTGTCTCTGCTTGGAAGCGTACAACGGCTTCTGTAATCATGGGGTGGAACACACCGCATGCGCCGTTCCAAGGTTCCGTGCGCTCTTCAATCTGTAAGCCCAGCAGCTTCAAACCATCAACGTATGTCTTCTCCCAATCCTTGCGGCCATTCTTGTCGTTGTCAATGTCAGACACCAAGTCCCCTGCCAAGGATTGCAAGGTGCCGTCTTTTATGTACTCGGCCAAGTTATCATTGAAATCTTCTTCGCCGTCATCTTCTCCGGGCGTGATGGTGATCTCCACCCCGTCCATACCAATGGTGACTTCTTCGGGATCAACGATCTCGATCTCAAGAGGAGATTCCTGCTCACCCAGCGCGTCAATGCCCATTGGTTGTTGGTACAGCGCTTTGTCGATGTTCGTTGCCATGTGTGTTCCTAGTAGTATTCGTGTTTCCGGCGGTGAAAGAGAGCAAGGTCGTCTTTCTCGTCCGTATCCAAAGAAATAAAGCCGCCTTGCCTGAAGCGTAGCAGCGCCTGTGTTGTCGTGTCCACGTAGTCGTCGTGCTCCCCAACTGGGAACGCGGCTATCTCTTCAATCACTTCTCGTGCCCAGCGTGTGTCGGGTGCCCAGACTTTACCTGAACTGAACAAATCTGCAACCGCGTTGACACGCACCATCTTGTCGTTGCCCCTTGACGGGCTGAACTCCTGCACAGGTATGCCCAACGCCCTGAGTTCTTGTATCAATGGTGCGCCAGCCGCCTTTTTCTCCACAATGAACGCGTCAGGCTCCCACTCTTTATAGTGTTTGAGCGCGACGACCTTGAGTTCGGGGAAAGCCATGCGGTCTTTGAACGCATCCAACAACATAAGCTGGGGCGTGTCGTTTTCTTCCTCGTTGTAGAAGATGCCCCACGTTGTGCAGGCGGAATAGTCGGAGTTGTTCTTGGTTTCAAACGCCGTATCCCAAGACTGGATGATGTATTCACACCTTGGTGGGTCATCCGGCTCCCAAATACGCCACATCTTGCGGCTGACGATGGCCGAGTTCTCAGATGTGGGCTGTTGCATGTACTGCGCGTTCCAATAACGCGGGTCAATGCTGGCTTTCGTCGATTTAAGCGCCTCAAGTGACCACTGCTCAGGCCAAAGCGACTTCTCGTCCTCTTCGTCCTCGTTCAAAATGGCCGGCAACTCCACAATCTCCCATGGAACAGCCTCGGGGTTCTTCGTTTGGTAGTCAATCAGGCGCCCAGTCAGGTCTAGGAGCGACCAACGGGTCATCACAATGATAATCCCGCCACCCGGCATCAAACGCTGCAGTGGGCCCGTCTGGAACCAAGACCAAGCCGTATCAAACGCGAGTCTAGAGTTAGACTTTACGTCCTGTTCCGAGTGAGGATCGTCAATAACGAACAGATCAGCACCACGACCAGCAAGAGCGCCCCCGACACCAGCAGCATAGTACTGACCGCCAGCGCTTGTAGACCACTTACCGGCAGCCTTTTGGTCATCTGCCACCATTGTTTGGGGGAAAACTTCTCTGTATTCATCAGAATCAATCAAGTTACGTATCCGGCGGCCAAAATCTTCCGACAGACCCGCAGTGTGCGTGCCCATGATGATCTTCTTCTCAGGGTATTTACCTAGGAAGTACGCAGGGAACAGGTAAGAACTGAATTCAGACTTACCCATACGTGGCGCGATGTTGATAATCACGCGCTTTTTCCTGCCCTCGACCACATCTGTAAAGATTTTTGCTAGTTTCTTGTGGTGAGGGCCGATCTTAAAGCCCGGATATACCGCTTGGGCGAAGCCAAGCATGTTTGTTTTAGCCGCCTGTAGGTTGGCTCGGGACTCACGCAAGTCCAAATCGTTAAAAAGCTCTAATTTCTCCTGTTTGGACAAATGCGGCAGAGCCTTTGCCATAGCTTCTAGCTCAAGTTTGCTCAGGGTGGTGAAGTTCTCAGGCTTCATCTTTGTCCGCTGTAACGTCGACCACATCGATTACGCCCATGAATCTGTTGAGCTTCTCTTTAATGCGCGTCTCAAGCTCTACGTCCGACATCTCAGTCTTCTTGACCTCAACCCGTTCAGTAAACAGCGCCACTTCGGTGACCTTACCTAGCATATCAAGCGCCTTGAGGCGAATGCGTGCGTCTGGATGTTTGACTTCTTCTAGGATCTGAGCCACTGCGTAGCCCCGCAGTTCCTTGGCTTGCTCGACAAACGCCCAATCGTAGGCAGTAAGCATTCCAACTAAATGCTGCACTGCAGCAGGAGTCTTTAAGTTAGCCAGCGCTTGTTGCGTATTACCAACAGGCTGGCCTGTCACGAGACTTGCAAAAGATTTACGGGCAGATTCTTGTTCTGCCTTGGACTCTATCTCTTCGTCCTCAAGCTCTAGGTCTTTGAGCCACTGAGCCGTCTTGACTTTGGCGTCAATGGTTGTAGTTGGGTCTGCCTTTTCAAAAGACAGCACTTCCGCGGTGGCGTCGACCACCTCTGGATGAAACTCGCCGTTAATCAAATGTTCTAGCATTGCGTAGGGTTAGTGCTGGCGTCGCACTTGTTGCCTCGTTGGTGTTAGTGTACACTTCTTTTCGGTAATGGCGCAAGTCATTGCTTCTCCTTGATGGATTGTTGCCATCTTTGCCCCACTAGTTGACGCTGGTGGGGCTTTTTTTATATTGTAATGTCCAACGTTTGACATTGATCCTTGGAAATTTTTTAAAATTTTTAGGGGGGTGGGGTGTTTGGTTTTTGGATCGTGTTTTTTAAAAATTGGGATTGCGGGTGTGGAACAGTGTTTATGTCCTATCCATCGGCATGCCCCAAAACGGGCTGGTGGGGGTAGGGTGGGGTCAACGCCACAGCCAACTCTGCAGACTTTAGGCAAGTTTATTTTCCCCCATACTTTGTAAACTAGAGTTGTCAATGAGGGAGATCGCCCTCGGAGACACAACAACCAATCGGGGACTCAGTCCCCAATCAACTCAAGGAGAGTTACCATGTCAGTATCTATCAAGTCCCAAGTCGTTCTCATCAAGAAAGAGGGAGACGCATCTGCGGAAGCAGACATTGCACGCAACGCACTCAAGAAGCAACTGGGGCGCAAGACTCGTGAGAGTGTTCGTTCTATCTTGTTGCCTGAGTTCGCTAGTGTCTACTCGGTCAAGCTTGTGACGGGCGAAGGCTCAGGCTCAGGCAAGCAAGTGTTGGACTCAAGTGCAAAGGCATACGAAGCGTGCCGTAAGGCTCTCGGTCGCACACTCACATTCATCTGTGGCTCTGAGTCTAGTGATGCCGTTGAAGTATCCGCCAAGCTGGTCAAGAAAATCACCAACGAGATTATTGATGCAGGTCTTGACTCCAAGCAGTTCAACGCCTTGTTGACTGCCCTGCGTGCCAACATCACATTTGAATAATCTTAGTCGGGGACTCAGTCCCCAATCTCCCAGAACACCGCAAGGGCGAGGCTCCTGCGGTGTTTCTTTTTATGTCCAATCCGTTTAACTCAATAATCTCAAGGAGTTCATCATGAGCAAAAGCAAACTTAATCTCATCAAACAAATCATGTTCCACGCATATCGTGAGGCGTGCCGTAACAAACGCCCCATGTCAATAATCATACGCTAAGAGGCAACTCTGTAAGCACAGCGTGCTGTGCTTACGGGGCGATCCTGCCCATACAACTCTCAAGGAGAACATCATGCCCACAAGGGATATCTTCAACTACTACATTCGTCTTCGTGACGTACAACTCATGTGCTTCCAGCGCAAACGCAAAGCATGGGCAAAAGCCCTTGGCGTGCAACTCAAAGACTTGCGTGACGAATACCCCCACCTCAAATCATACGACTAAGGAGTCAACCATGTTCGACAAGTTTCTCATCTGCTGTTTGACCCTCTGTTCTTGCGTAGCCCTAGGCGCAGGCTTTGACACAGACGGACATTACCTACGCCAAGCACTACTTGTGTTTGCAGGCTACACCATCGCTGGTGTGTTCTTTTTCATCAACTCATCTGAGGACTAACCATGCGCAATCTAATCCAGCCAATCATCAAGGAGATAGGCACAATCACACGAGGTGGCATCGACTACCACTACCAAACCATCAGCTATGGATCACAGCACCACATCCATGTGTTC